TGTATTGTAATTATTTCATAATTAAATTTTTCTTCATTGTAAATTTTAATTCTTTCAATAAAGTGATTTAATGTATAATTCCTTTTTGAATTTTTAGTACAGTCATCTGATATATCATATAAAGTTGCTTTTACTTTATCTTTACCTTTTCGGAGAACCCTTCCAATGGATTGGAGATTTCTAATTCTGGACTTGGAGGGACTGGCGAAGATGATGTTGTGCAACCGCTTAATGTTAATACCAGTACTAAAAGTGCCGTAGCTAGCGATGATAATTGCATTTGATTGTTCCTCAGTAATTTCTCTGACTATTTCTCTCTCACTAGTTTCTACACCACCATGAATAAAAAATACTTTACGGTCAGTTGTCTTATTTGTATTTATTAAATTGTAAAGCACCTGACCATGTGCTTCCACTCTTGCAAACAATACAAGAGTATTTCCTTTTAGATCTAATGATAGATTTTTAATAAAGTTATTTCTTTTTTCATGAGTGATGAGATATTCTATTTCATCTTGATATGTTTCAAATTTTTGAGGAGGATGCTTAAGAACCAAACACTGAATGTCTAATTGAGAAAGATGCCCCTGCTGCATTAACTCATCAGTTCTTGTTACTTTATACTTAGGTCCAAATAATCCTTCTAATACCCATTCATGAGTTTGTGACCCACTGAGAGTACCTGTAAATCCATACCTATACTTAGTATGATGTAATTTTGTCATTATAGATATAAGTGACTTACTCTTAAAGAGGTGCGCTTCATCTCCTATAACTACATTATATTCTTCAAAAAATGAACGAGGTAATTTATATACAGACTGCCATGTAGTAATTGTAACTGGCAATTCATTTATTTTTTCTTTACCCGCATAGATACGGTGACAATATGACTCAGAATCCCAACCATAGTCCTGGAAATCTTTATACATCTGCTCTACAAGAGATGTCGTTGGAACAACTAAGAGAATTTTTTGCTCTTTATCTACATAATATCTTACAAGAGCGTAAATCATCAATGATTTGCCTGAAGCAGTGGGTGATATCAATAACTTTCTATTATGTCTTAAAGCATCGTATACTCCCTCAATTTGATATTTCCGTGGAGTTTGACGGCAAATAGATGACATATAATCTTTAACACCCTCATATGATATCCCATCATTTACTTCAAAGGGAGTACCATAATATTGATTGTGAGTAAATTCATAAGTATAATCATGCCTATCACAGAAAGAAATAATTTTATCTAATAAACCAACATAGATTTGTCCATTAGATGTTGAAAATAAACGTATCTTTCCATCCCAATACTTGTTACGGTATTGAGGCATAAACTTTGCACCCTCTACATCAAAGGTGAAATAATCTGATAATTCTCTATAGACATGAGGTTCTGCTTGAACTTGGAGAAAAACCTCATTCTTCTTTTCTATAACAACATCAGTCCTCACAAAAATCCATTCATCTAACCATATTTAGATCCAATAAATTTATTAATGTTTACATCAAATGCCATAGTGTATCTACTGAAAGCAATGACTGAAGTAGGAGCTGTATGTTCTAAATGAGAAGGAAATATAAGTAAACTATTCTGAGGTACTCTAACAAAACCATCCCTAAACAAAGTTCCATCACTAAAAAACGGTAATGTCCTCATATAATAAACAGCAGAATATGGAGAATTGTAATGAATGTGCCAAAGTATATCTTTTTTATTACCGTTAGTCCAATTTACCCATGAGTTAATAATATTACAATCCCAATTCATATAATTGTCAATTTTATCTTTAAATATAATATGCGCCCAATTATATTTTTTGGCCATATTTTTATTAGAGTTAGTTGATTCAGTTTGTTTTCCTGGGTAAACATAATTCTTACGAGAACCAGGTAAATACTTTAAAGTATCTCCATCTAAAAGATCATCATTAGCATCTCTAATGAGTTTTCTTCTTTCTTTATTTGTTAGTATGTTATTAATAATATATTTCATTACCCAAGTCCAGATTGGAATCTCATAAACTCAATTGCATTCTTAATTTGATATGTTCTATTCTGTATCACTTTAAGAATGCTTTCAATATATGTAAGCATCGTATCATAATAATCTATCTTTAAAGAAGTGTTAGAAAGTTTTTCATCAGCATCGAGATACTTTTGCATAGTATCTTTATCTCTTATCTTCTTTCCAAATGGATTGTCAATATAAACTTGTGGATCTGCTTTCCCACTGAAATACTCATACCGTTCATGACGGATGTTCTTTCTTTGTTGTTCTGCTTTCTTCCTTAATAAGAAGATAGTATTATATAATTCAAAATACTTTGCATGAAGAGAGGGGATGTTCAATGATTCTTCGTGTAGATTATCTCTATCGATCTTTGCGTCTTTTTCCCACATCTCTTGAAGTTTATCAAGAGTTACACTCATATTATAAAAGGTTATTTTCTAAATCGGTAAGGTTGTACATAGTATACTTGAAAGATACATCTGCTGTAAAGTACTCTATATCAGTATCAGTTGCATCGAAACTGAGTGTATTTAACGAATATGGCCATAAATCCTGAAATACTACTTGAAATTGAGGAACTAAATTACTACTAAGAATTTGAAGAGTTCCGTCAGAATAGATGTCATCATTAGTTAAACCATTAGGACCTAAAATATTTTCTTTCTTTAGATCACGAAATTCTTGAACACTTTCTGGAAACCCTAATCCACGAATCCAATTTTGAATTTCCATATAATTAAGTAAATCTTCATCAACCAAGAATCTAACACTCAAATCTCCAAATTGAACTTTATCACCAGGAGTTGGTATATCTCTTAAGTATGTTGGTTGAATTGCTTCTCCAAGACTAATATCAGGAATATTTGCTTGATTGCAAAAGAAAGCAACAGCAGGACATCTTTTCAGGGTAAATTTAAACCCAACTGGTGCGAGAAAATTTCTATTCTCAATAGGGGTTCCTGGTCTTTGAGCAGGAGGTTTTCTTTTAGCCATTAGACTTCATCACGAATATCATCATGCAACTTTTCAGTAGCATCTCTTTTTATTTGCTCCTTAAGTTTTGATTTAGCAGCACTAATTCCTGCTAATCTAACTTCTAATGTATCTTCCCAACGATTATACATCTTTAGTTGCCATTCACGATATTCTTTAAGTGTTTTTCTTACTTTACAAAACATTTTACCTATCCAGATTTCGTTTGATTACCAATAACCGCAAATTTGCCATTTGCAGTTTTTATTATATTGAATGCATATGTATCGTATCCACTACTACCACCAGCAGTAGGAATACTACCACCAGACCATGCTACCTGTACAGTACTATGATCAATTTTCAAAGTATTTACAAAAGCAGTTGTTGCACTTACTGATGTTATACCAGTAACCGCAATAATATCTCCCACTGCCATAGAAGTGTTTACTCCAACTGAAGAAGTAACATTTAAAGTATTACCAGTTCCTGCCAAAACAGCAGTATTTAAGTGAACCATTCCATAATCTAAATTGATATCACCTGCTGCAACACTAGCACTCCAAGCAGTAGTATTAATATGTGCTTTTTCTTGAAGAGCATTACCTCCTCCAACTTTTAAACCTTGAGAGAAAGTAGAAATACCTGCACCGTCCATAGTGACAGCAGTACCTACATTCAAATTTTTCTCAACACCAACACCACCATTTGCTATAATAGAACCAGTATCTTTAGTAGTTGATTCTGTAGTATCACTAACTGTAATTGCACCTGAAATAAGATTACCACTAAAAGTGACAATACCAGCGTTAAGATTACCTGATCCTCTTATATCACCTGCGACAGTAGCATTACTTGCAAAAGTAGCAACACCAGCAACACTTAAACCAGTAGTGACCCCAACAATAGTAAGACCATTACTTTGTATATGAACACCTGTTCGTGCAGTTACAATACCAACAGAATCTAAGTTGTGAATATCATCATATGTTATTGTTCCGCCAACTGATAAACTTCCACCAACATCTAAATCTGAACCAATATAAACACTCTTTGCAATACCAACACCACCTGATACAATCAATGCTCCCGTAGTAGTAGATTCGGATGCAGTAGTACCTGCTACAGTAGCAACACCACTAATATTCATATCAGTGATGCTATATGTGGTAGCAGTCAGCAAACCAGTTATTGTTCCTGTAGTAGCAGTAAATCCATACGGGAGATCGGGAGCACCGTCACCCGCTTGATTCATAATAGTATCAGCTCTAACTCTTGACATTTTTAATTAACAACTACTATTTTTACTATTTAGACAAAAAAAAGACCCCCCGAAGGAGGTCTTTGATGAAAATGTGATCTCCGAATCACATTAGGTTCTTAACTGCAACGCGACGATAGTAGCGGTTTGCATTGGTTGTTAGAGTACCTGATCCAACAGTTAAACCTTCAGCGAAGGGGTTAGCAACAAGACCATAACGGGTCTTAAAGCCGATTTTTGGTTGGAAGGTATTCTCGCCCACTGCTCTTACCATTTGGAGAGGAACATAAGGACAGTAGAACAATCCAGCGTCATAAGGAGAAGATCCTTTATAACCACAAACATAGTACTGGTTACCACCTGTAGGTGCTGCGTTAGCACTTGTAAGGTTAGCAGCATATGGGTCGATGTAGACTCTATACTTACCTTGTAGAACACCAGCGAATGTGTTACCTGTGTCGTCAACATTGAGGTTAGCGTTCAATGCTGGAGTGTAATCCAGAACGCCAGCCATAGTTAGTGCGGATGCAACGTCTGCAGAGCAGAGGATGATGTTGCCTTTTCCACGACGAGTTCTTTGTGCAATTGCGTTTGCATCTCTTTCAATCTGGAACAGAAGTCCTTTGAACTTCTCAACAGACCATCTTCCGTTTGAGTCGATGTCAAGGTCAAATACACCAGCAGTAGCTGTGTTTTGAACTGCACCCTGTTCAGCGGTCTTATAGATGGTTCTGATAACTTCTCTGTTGATCTCAGCAAGAATCTCAGTAGAAAGAATGTTGGCAAGTTCTGCCTCTGCATTCAATCCGTGGATTGCTTTAAGATCTTGAGCGAGTTCCAGTGAGTACTCAGCTTTTAGAGCTCTTGACTTAGCAGTAACCGTGACTTTCTCGATTGAGAATGCCATCTGGTTGAATTCATTGGTCGAACCATCGCCCAATGCTTCTGCCTTGTCTGTACGCATACCTTGACCAACATTATAGCCTTTCTCGTCGGCTGTAGCTGTTGGGTTCAATACGGCTGGGTTTCCACCACTTTGAGAAGTAGTACCCATACCAACGGTAGCGTCTGTCCATCCTGCGGTGAGTTTTGTTCCGCCACCTGGCTGACCAGAGAAGGAAGTGTCAACTTCATCGTAGAATGTCTCTGTTCCAGTGTTAGTACTGTAACGAGAACGCATTGCGAAAATTAGTCCAGTAGGACCAGACATTGGCTGAACACCAGCAAGGTCATATGCGACCAAGTTAGGCATTGCACGTCTGATTAGACTAATCAATACTGGGTCGAAACCAGCAGTAGGTGATGATGCACCAGCACTGAAACCAGCATTTGCGCCAGAGTTAGTACTGTTTGTTGGTGCTGCCTCAGTTAGGATTGATCCACCTTGCTCGAAAGCTTGGGTTTCTTTGAGGAATTTTTCTTGGTTTTCTAACAGGACTGCGGTAACAGATCGCTTATGCTTGTCTTCGATTTTATCAAGACCTTCATAGTCGAGTACTGGACCCCACTTTTCCTGCAAGTGCTCTGATTGGAACATTTTGCTTAATTAATAGTGTTTGTTGTTTGACTTAATGTTAAATTCATTAACCTGCTAAACCTTTAAGTGTTTTCAGATAACCAGCCATAGAACCAGAGACAGAATCTCCAGCATGGTCTACGCCTTCAGAAAGACTTTCGGACTTAGCTGTTGGAGCACTCTTACTTGGGAAATAAGATTCCTTGAGAGTTTCCAACTTCTCACGATATGATTCTTCACTATCAAACTCAACACTTTCAGAAAGCGTTGCGAGCTTTTCTTTCTGAGTGGCCGCTAGACCTTCAGAAACATCGGCAAGAATTACATCTGATGCAGACTCAGAAAGTCTTTGATTCAGTGTTACATTCCTTTCGATTTGCTCATTGAGTTTGGACTCCATATCATCTAGTTTATCCACCATATTTTGAAGTACATCATACTTATCCTCAGGGATTTCGACATAATGTTCTTCAAAAAGACTCTTAAGACCAGTCATAAAGGACTCTGTGAGTTCTTCCTTAAGACCGCCTTCGACTGCTAATTGGTTCTCATTGAACCATTCGTCAGCCACATACTCCAGGTAAGAATCAATACGCTCATTGAGAGCAGATTTGATTTCTTCTACTTCCTCAAGTAATCTCTTGTCGTAATCTGCTACAAGAGTTTCCTTGATTTGGTTAACCTGTCCTTTAACTGCAGTTTCTAGGATTGTCTTTGCTTTATTCTTAAAGTCTTCAGACAATTCTTCACCTGCAATTAAGGCATTAACATCATCTTCGATGTTAATTTCAGTATACTCTGGTGCTTCGGCAACTACTTCTTCTTCAGTAGTTTCTTCCTCAGCAATTTCTTCTTCTGCAACAACTGCAACTTCGTCAGTTGCTGGTTCTTCAGCGACCACTTCCTGATCAGCTTCTAGTTCGATTTCATCTCCGGACTTCAGGGATGCCATCTTCTCTGCAGGTTTTGCACCTTTGTTAACAACATCTCTTACTTGCTTAAGAGTTCCACCTGCTGGTTTCAGCTTTGCTGAATCATTATCAGGTGCGTAGTTGTCTGGTGTAGGACCTCCAAGATCTTCGACTTGCGCTGTATTACCAGGGGTGCTTCCTTGAGGACCGTTTTCCATTGGTTCTCCTGGTTTAGCGTTGGCATTTACAGCAGTTTTGGATTGCTTTGTGCCTACTTCCATTTCTTGTAGTTCTTTTCCACTAGACATTTGAAGTTTCTCCGAATTTTCCTGTTGAAATCTATATTTATTTATAAAGTTTTTGTTTACAATGAGTTTATAAACTCATTGAAGAGACTCAATTTATGCTCTTCGAGCTTTTTTTGCTCTGTAAGAGTGTCAATTTTTCCCTTAATTTCCTCTGCTTTACGCTCTCTAAGAATAGTTCCTTCCCAGATCCACTCCTTTCCTTCCATAATTCCGTCAACAAATGCATCGGGTGCAGAAGGATCAGCGACTATATCAGCAGCAGTTGCAAGCATAAAATCTTCGCCTACAACATTAAAACCTTCTCTAGTTGGTTTAAGTGAACCAATACCACGAGAAGAAACTCCTAATTTTACACCTTCACTTAATAATGATGATGCAATACTTCCCATAGGAGTTGATTCAAGAATCTTTGCTCTACCTATAAAGTTAGAACCAGACTCTTTTAATGAAGTAATTTTATGTGAAACCCTATCGAGGTTTACTGTTGGACCATCGGGATGTCCCAATTCTCCAAGTGCTCTGCCAGTATTAACATGTTCTTTCATGTATCTACCAACTTCTTTTTGAAGAGTTTCCATAGGATACATCCGTCCATTACGGTTCTTGATGTTTCCTTGTAAAAAGATACCTTCTATGTAGAGGTTCTTCTTACCACTTTTAGTTGATTCAGTAATAACTTTTACCGATTCAATTTCTTCTCTAATGAGTTTCATTGGAATTAACCTCCTACAACTTGAACTTGCTGTACCTTAACAACAGCATTACTGCCTCCACCTCTAATACCAGCAACTTTAAATACATTCCTTAATTCAGCAAAATTAGATGAACTATATGCAGTTGCAATTGCAGTAGTATTTGCAGATAAAGTAATTCTTCTGCAATAACCAGAATCTGCATTAGGTTCGTATCCTTCTGCTACTGCAGTAACAATAGCACTAGAAACGGCATCATCATAATAAGACTGATCAGTTACAGTTAAATTAACTGTATCCCCTACAGTAAACTGAGAACCAGTTCCCTGTTGGAATTCTATAATAGTAGTGGATCCCGTTGTAATCCCAACAACTGGTTGAGAACGAGGTTTTCCAATACTAATTACTTCGGGAGTATCAGCAACCACATAATAGTTTGCAGTAGTAGCAGTTGGATTAGTACCAATTGCAACATGAGCATCCTGATCAACAGTAACAACTCTTAAATACTGTGTTTTCTGCGGTATTGCTGCTGATTGTACACTAGAAGCTGTTGCAGTAAAACTTACAAGATCTCCTACCTGTTGTTGAGCCATTATCGATTCCGAAAGTTCATTGTCTTATTTATTTATAATTACTTATACGCCTTCGCCACCAACAGATGCTGCAGTATTAGTTACTTTAGGAACATCTGTTTCTGGATGTACTTCTCCAACTTCTGGAGCACCAATATCACCATCTGTTTCATCTGAATCATTAAAAGAACTTTTTGCTACATCAGGACGAAAAGCATCAACTTTATCTGCTGATTTTGCAAAAAGCATATCTTTAATACGGTCACTAATTTGTGCAGGTGATTTATCAGCAATAATCATGTCCATTAACTCACCTTGGACGTCATTCATATCAGGCATTTTAAGTAATTATATGAGTAATCGCTAATATTTATGTATCATCTTCCTTGGGTTCTTCCACTACATGATGAGTATAATTATAATCTGTAATCATTCTGAATAAATTTTCTTTAAATCCAACTAAAAATTTCTTCTCATCTTCAGGTCTTTCAGGTTCACCAGGCCATATTTTTATATAATGATCGACAGAACTATAAAGACTTCTTACATCTTTAATATTCCATCGACATTCTGCCCACCATTCCATATCATCTTCATTATCTGGGTAAGTATATTCTTCTTTATGACCACCCTCGGCCATTAAATTTCTCCGCCTTTTGGTTTTACAATATTGGCATCTTGAGTCATTCCTTGAGAATCTACATTCATAGATCTTAAAGCTGCATCAGGTTCACCTTCAGTTGCACCAAGTTGAGTTGGATCAACTGGTCTCATTCCACCACTACCATCTGGGTCAAGCATCATTTCTTGATCAATTGCCATTGGATCGGCAATAACACCATCTTTAATTTCTTTCTTAATTAACCTATCCTGTTCTAGTATTTCCTCATCTGTTTGACGAAGTACATTACGACGAATCCAATCTTGTGAATAATACTTTCCAACATATGGTTCTACAGTGGCAAGTAATCCCAATCTTTCATTTTGTAATTCGGTTTCTTTTAATTCAGTAAAGTGATTATCATATAAGAAATCAAACTGAATATGCTCACTCATTATCTCCCAATCTTCT